CTCGCCGGGTTTACGCAAGTCAACTATGTGAACTCTCGCGGCGCGCGCGGCAACTTGCTTGCTTCCGATGTCATGAATACCCAGGAGATTTTGCGCGCATCGCAGATGCTCAAGACGCTCGGGGCGCCCCGGTTCAAGGGCCCCGATGCGACAAGCGGCAAGGGAAGCGACTATAAAGTCAAAGCATCCGGCAAGGACCCTGCGACTTATGCGGTCCAGAAACCTTCAAGCATGCCGCATTACGTGGCTCTTGTGCATCCACTGGCTTCTGGCGATCTGCAAGCAAACCCGAACGTTCAGCTTGCCTCGGCCTATTCCGACATCAACCGGCTTTATAATGGCGAGTTCGGGCAATGGTCCGGTATCCGGTTTGTCGAGTCGAACATGGTGCCGACATGGACCGGGCAGGCTGCGCCGACGACTTCCGCACCTTACTCGCTGACTGCGAACACAAGCGGCGGCACGCTGGCGGCGGGCAACTACCAATTGATTATTACCGCCTCAGATACGCTGCTTCAATATGAGTCGATCATTACGCAGCAGTCCGGTAACATCACAACGAGCGGTTCGACGGGGTCTATCTCGGTTACTTTACCGTCTCTGTCTGGCTACACATATTCTGTATATTTGTCTCAACCTGGCAGCACGAGTGTCGTCAACCTCGGAACCAGCACGGCAGGACCGACACAAGGCTCCTTGCAAGGACAAGCGACATATCTTACCCCTGGACAGACGGTGGTAATTACAGGGCTCGGCGTCTCGCGTGTTCCGCCCGCCGCACCGGCGACAGGTATTACGGTTTACCCGACTTATATTTTCGGCAAAGGCGCCTATGCGGTTGTTACACTTGATGAGCTCAAGGTCGAGTATCTTGACAAGCCGGAAAAGATCGATCCTGCGAACCAGCTTCGCATGGTCAGCTTCAAATACTACAATGGCTGTTTCATCAAGAACAATGCCTTTGCGATGCGTATCGAGTCGGCGAGCCAGTTCTCGATGACCTTCGGTTAATAGGAGCTGAGTGATGGCTACCACGACACAAATTTCGGCTGGTGGCACATCCACCACGACGGTCCTAAAGAAACTTCCCTGGGTTCCCTCGGCGTTCTCGCCGGGGGCAACCTCCGGCAACCAATGGCCTGCCGATCTGGCGCAGATGATGGCGTATGCTGACGTAACCAACAAAGCGCAGACGACTGACTTCACGCAGCAAGTCACGACAGGGCAGCTCGGTATCTATACCGCAGGGTCGCTGACGATCGACCCGCAGCCGCGTCTTTCTAACGGCGTGATCTATTACGAAGGCCGGGGGCAGATCAAAATGCAACCCGGTGATTTTCTCTATGTCGACCCAGTAACCGGATGGCCTATCGTCATCCCGGCATTTGTCAAAGCAGGCGGGAGTTTTATCTGATGGCTAAAAAACCAGTGATGCCTATGAAGGGCGAGAAAGAAGAGATGCCCCCCAAGAAGATGATGGGCAAGGGCAAAGGCAAGAAGATGGTTAAGAAGGGGAAATAAATTGCCGAAGGGAATTAACGTCAACAAGCCGCGCGTGCCTGTTAAACATCTCGATCTTTTGACCGAGGATACAAAGCAGAAGATCCGCGACGAAGCCAAACTGCAAGTCGAAAAGGAACAACGTGAAGCGGCGGCAAAAGCCTATCTGGAAGAGTGCAAAGAGGCCGAGCGCTCCTTTACCGAGCCGGAGTTGCAGGACACGCTGGTCACGATTGATGTGCCGGGTTTCACGCAATATTGCATGGTTGATGGGCGCATGCTTGCGCAAGGCGAAAAGCGTGTTATGACGAAGGCCCAAGCACAATCGCTTTGGGAAGTTATGCAGGACGCCTGGCGGCATGAAAAGTCGAACGGATGCCCGCATAACAAAGAGTATATGGCACCGCGTCAAGACAGCGTGTCGGCTGGCGGCGCCATCGGGGGCAACACAGGATCATCGTTCGGCCATGTGGCCCGGTTCTAAAATCCGACTTAAGAGGGATGTTATGTCAGAAGTCCATATTCCGTCGAGGGAAGCTCCTAAAGAGCTGCCTCTCGTGATCTCGTTTACGCGGCCTATCGGTGATGGCGGCAGCATTCAGCTTCAAACCAACGTGGTGCAGACGGTGCCTCAGGATGAACTGAATGCGCTCATCGACAAGCTTCATTATGCTGGGCGGCGGATCGCGGCCCATGCGGCGCTCGAAGCAGCAAACAATCATTTGGATCAGGTGAATGTGAGCGAGTCCGCGAACATGGCACAGGTTCAAGCCTTGCATGCGTTGCCTGATCAGCAGGCCAGATTGACCGAGAACAAGAACAAGTTGTCGGCGGCTAACCAAGAGATTGTTCAAGCAGGTGCGATCCGGGAAAAGATTTTGCACCGCATCGAAATGCTGTCGAGAGAACTCGATTAAAGGATAGACGCCTTGGCTTTGACAGCACAACAAATCGTGACTCTTGCGTGCCAAAAAGCCAAGGTTCCCGGCATGACCACGATGGCCGGGCAAATTCTCAACTCTATCCTGCTTGAGCTGGCGCAAGAGTACGACCTGGCTTGCAACCTATGGACGGTTGAGCTGGTCATATCGCCAAGCGGCGCTGGGCTCTATGGGGCAGGGCCTTATTCATTACCAGCCAACTATCTTCGCATGGCGGTGGACGAGCTGACTTATGTCGTGGACTCAATCCCTTATCGCATGACGCAGCTCACACTTGCGCAGATGGACATTCAGATCAATGTCGCGGGCGACGCGAGCTACCCTAACCGGTTCGCGACGGATGTCTCTGTCAATAACACGACACCGCTGCTCTATGTCTATCCGCCTCCTTTGTTCAATATCACACTACAATTGCGTTATTATGGTACCCAACCCGACATAACCACGCCAGAGACATCAAGCACGATACCCTGGTTTCCTTGCCAGAATTACCTCAACGCCCGGTTGCTGGGGGAGCTCTATAGCATCAACTCCAAGATCGAGCTGGCGTCGCAATACCTCGGGGATGGGCCGCTTGGCGCGGCTGGTATCCTGCGCAGATGGCTTCAGTTGCAGGGCGACAAAGAGATGACGGGCGATAGTGTTATTCTCGACGAGCGCTATTTCTCTGCCGGGGGCCAAAGCTTCCCGCCCAGTAAGATAACGGGGGGTATCTGATGGCAATACCTTTTGTCAATAATGTTAACCCTAATGAGCTGCCCGAAGTTATCAATGCCCTGATCAATCAAGTAAACAATCTTACACTGAGTGGGGGTGGTGGGGGTAGTATAGGACCGTCACCGGCGGCTCTATCGTATTTCTTGGCTAACCCCCCATCCTCAGTTGGGCTGAGGTCAGGTATAACAGACTCCGTTTACGCGGCGGACACAGCAGGCTCTTCTTCGACGGGCTTCGGGCAGGCTATTGCTGGGATGACAGGCGGAGCTAGCGGGACGGCGGCAAACTTTGTTCCTATTTTTTCAACCTATATGGGAGGCGCATTGACATGGGCAATAGGTTGAAGAGTTTACTACGGTCTTGTTTCTATATATGCATTGTTTACTTCATAGCAGCATATACAGGCAATTGGGTTCTATCTACCTATATAGTTCCTAAAGCCTTTACGGAGACTTTCTACAATACTATATACGCGGCTACGTTTACCGACTATTCACATGTCGTCCCTACTTGTTTGCATGCGGATGGCGTTACGGATGACAGTGTTTGCATCACGAATTTTGCAACATTGGCTCCGGGCGGTAAGAATCTGTACCTGCCTTCTTTTAAACCTGGTTCTGTAACAACGCCAGCGAATTACTACGTAACCAGCTCTATTGTTCTTGGTAATGGACAAGTGGGGCCATCAGGTGGTGGCATAACCCTGACAGGAGCAACGTACAATAGCGTCAGCGGCGCTCTATCTATAACCTACGCAGGTAGCACGCCTACGCCTGTGGGGGCCAAAACTATAATTATATTCGGCTCATCCAGCGGTTTTTCAGCGCTTAATGGTAATGGAAACAACACACCAACACAAGTAACCAGCTCTTATTGCAGCCTTGGAACTTGCACCGTCAATTTCACGGCTATTGCTACCGGCCTTACAACTACTTCATTCACAGGAACCACCAGTAGCTTCATATCATACTCCACTTATAACGGCCTTAGGCTTGCATGTGAGGGCGTTGGAGGGCAGTCTCGCCTAGGTCAGTATAATTATAGCGCCCCTTGCACGATAACAGCCCCTGCTAATGCTACGTTCCCAGTGATACAAGCTAATCTTATGCAAGGTCTAGAGATCGACGACTTAGACATTGTATGTAGTGGCACGAACACACAGGCAGGTATCCTGGTATATGGTGTCTGGGGCGGAGGGGGCCCAAACCGTAATTCTATTACGAATTGCAAGAGCGGTATACTGAGATATGGCGTCGGTAATGGTAACCTGACATCAGGCTACAGTTTTGACAACTACGGGCTGCCAGATACCGCGCATTGGGATGGCGCCCAGAATTATATCCAACTTCCAAATATAGCAGGGACACACGGCTTTGAGTTCGGTAGTTCTGTCCCGGGATCGTCTTCTTATATTAACGTAGAGAGAAGCAGCGCGGTTGTGCTAAACGGCAGTTGCCCCGCAGGACAGATAGCCTATATGTTCCGGCAGGGGGATAGCAATAAAATAGAAGACGGGCATGTGTACGGAGGCTCTACGGCATGCACAGGCGCCTGGGGTTCCGGATCGTCGTACTGCGCTGTATATGGATGGGAATATAATTCGAGCACGTCGTTCCCGCAATCAATTCAGATCAAGAGCACCGATAGCAACGGAAATATTGTATCTAATCCAGGGGGCGCCTCCTGCGCCACTGAATTTAGTAATTTAGGAACAACAGCAACATCTACAAGTAATCCGATATACTATCACAGTATCATAACCCCTAGCACGGCCAATGGCGCTTCCCAGCCACCTTACGCGTCGGGAAGTGTAAATGGAAGCACGGTCACAGCAATACCTCAGCTTCTGACGACGAGCCAAGCTCCGGTTTCCATAGCAGGAGAGAGTCTGCTCAATCAAACAGCGGCTTTAAATTACACTGTCGCGACCATTCCTACAACATATCCGCAGTCATCTAAACTGTTTAGGCTAGACTACTATATAACAGTGAATTATGTGCCCGCTGCAACAGGCACGGCAACGATTAAATTCACTATGTCGCAAGACCCTACAGGCTCTTCTTTTTCTACCCCAACGTCTTCTTCTATTGCATGTTCTAACGGCAACCAGGCACAAGGCTCCGCCGTGCTGTCGTCTTATTCGGCGGCTAGCCCCGCCACCATAAGCCTTGTGACCACGATTACGGGGACTTTCACAGGAGGTTGTGCGTACACGGTTCAGTATTACATAGAAGAGATTCGCATGCCAGGAAGTTATTAGTATGATACCTATGCAGTCAGGCAGGTCTATCCTGCATATTACGCCACACTCTTGTGCGGATAATTTTTATTCGGAGATAGATGGCAGCCCGTCATGGATGTCGCAGCTCAGCAATCTGGTGCCTTCCATATCATCTATTGACGAATGGGTGCCACGGCCTGCGGCAACTCTGTTCGCGAACTCCAACACAAAAACGCCTGGGTTCGTGTCGTGCTTCACGATTGTCGGCACGCGTGTCTATGGGCTGATCTCGGACAACAATGGGACGCCTGGCTATGACCAGCCCTTCTGTTACGATCTGCTTGGCAGCGCCTTTCTTCCAGTACAAGGGATAACAATCAATAACCTGCCGGTCAGTCCGCCGACGACGGGCGCCTGGCAGCCGCCGCATGCGGAGCTCGTCGGCGTCTATGTTATTTTGACGAGCACAGGGTATTCAGGCACAGGGTCCAATTTCTTTGGCGCGATCAATATCGCGAACCCTTCGAACCTGTCCTACAACTCCTATCAGCTCAACGTAGGCACAGGCGGCATTGTCCTGCCATCCGTGCCGGTATGGTGCAGCCAGTTCAATGGCAGGGCTTATTTTCTCTGCAACCCGACGACGGCCCAACCAGCTGCCATCTTCACAGACGCCAATAACCCGCTGGGATTTTATGCTGGTACTACGGCGCTCTATACAAACGCGCTGACGTTCGGCGGTAATTTCCAGCTCACTTGTTCCGGCACGGTCGCTTATACGAACCAGCTCGGCGGGCAGACGCAATCCCTGATCGTGTTTCAGGGCGCGAACAATATGCAGCAGATCACTGGCGATCCTTCCGCCACGATCTCAATCTCCACCACCTCCACGACAACCACGACGACGACCAATCCGGCGGCGTCTGGCGGCCTTGCGATCAATGCCTTGAACGTCGCGACCGGCACGCTGGCGCCGAACACGATATGCCGGACTCCGCACGGGCTCGCCTTTGTTGCCCCGGACGGGCTGCGGATCATTGATTTCTCCGGCCGCGTCGGTGATCCTGTTGGTTACGGAGGGCAAGGCATATGCCTGCCGTTCTTTGCTTCGACCACGCCAAGCCGTATGGCGGCAGCCTGTAATGCCACGACCTTGCGGATAAGCACAATAAACGGCGCTGTCACGAACACTCCTCAGCAGGAGTGGTGTTACGACATTGTTCGTAAAATATGGCATGGGCCACACACGTTTCCAGTGTCTTTGATCTCTGCCTATGCGGCCTCGTTCGTCTGCACGCAGATCGGTGTGCTTGGCCTGTTCTCATCAGACATCGTGCCAAACTCTGCCAGCTCTTACACTGAGAACGGGGCGCCGATGACCTGCACCTGGCAGTCAGGGTATTGCCCTGACAGGCCCAGCATGTCGCAGTTGTCTTCTACCCGTGCGGTGTTTTACTCAGGATATGGCGCTGGTAACACAGTGCTGAACATATCGGCCATAGACGTTAATAACAATATCCTGAACGGCGGCTTTGTCTCGCTGTCCTTCGCCGCATCGGTTACGAACTGGGGGCAGTTCGCCTGGGGGCATGCGATCTGGCTTGGATCGGCGGCTTCCATATCAGCCGCGCAGGTCGATTGGACGGCGCCGCTTGTCTTTGATAGAGTGGCAATTCAAATATCCACGACAGCTTCCGCAGGGTTGATACTCGGAGATTTCATGATGGAAATCGAGGAGGAGGATTACACGGTGCTATCGACATGAGAAGAACATCTTTCCTCGTTGCCGCTATTATGATCTCCTCGGCTGCGCTGGGGCAATGGTTTCCCACACCGCTGCCATACACGATCACTAATTCCCCGACTGTCGATCCCAATTCACATACAGAAGTTAATGCCAATTTCGCTTCGCTCATTTCGCAAGGGAATGCCGGACAGACGGCGCTGCTTGCCTCGATCACGAATTTAGGTCCTATCGGTCTGCCCGCAGGTGCTGTCGTCTATTGCTATCCCAGTCATGGAGTGTGTCCTGCGGATGGATGCCCGACGGGATACCAGGTCGCCGACGGCACGAACGGCACCGCCGATACGCGAGGAGTTTATATCAGAGGGCTAGATACGGGAGGCTCGGTCGATCCAGGGCGGTCCTTGGCGTCCTATCAGGCTGACAGTTTTCAACAGCACTCGCACGGCGCTATTGCCGCGTTTTCTAGTATTGCGAATTACTCCTCCCAGATGACAGCCCAAAGCCCGAACGCGCAAATTATTTATGGAGCGTCCGCCACAGCATCGCCGGACACGACAGGCAGTATAACCAGCGGCGTTGCCGGTAACACGGAGACACGCCCGCAGACAGCGGTCTTAGTAGCATGTGAGGTGTTATGATTATACTCCGGCTTGTTGCGCTGCTAGGGATAGCCGCTTTATCGTGGTATGTGTCAAGGCTCTATTCGGGGGCTGTTGTGTCTCCGGTAGAAGCGCAAGTAGTGTATTACTCTTCTCCGCCTTACACGCTTGCGAACGGGACCACCGCAGACGCGACACAAGTCATGGCTAATTACAACCGTATTATATCAGACGGTAATACGGCCTATACTGCTTTCGTTGCGGAGATCGCCGCCATCGGCGGAGTGGCGACGCCGTCCGGCGCCGTGGCGCCGTTCAATCTTTCTTCTTGTCCAACGGGATGGATACCGTCGAACGGTTCAAATGGCACTAACGATCTGCGAGGATATTTCGTTGCCGAAAGTGTCGGCGACATTGCATATGGCACGGTAGTGCAAGACCAGATCATCGATCATCAGCACGAGTTGTCTGGTAACTTTCTGATTGGCAACGGGGTAAGTTCAAATTTTAGCAATTCGACTCCTCAGGAATATGTTCCAAACTCGCCTTATAATAGTGTCGGTGTAAATAATGCCGACAGCGGAAACTACGGGTCTGAAACAAGACCTAAGAACGTGGCTCTTTTATATTGTCAGAAAACATGATTAGGATTTTAATCACAACATTGATGCTTGCAGGAAGCTGCCAAGCGCAGACATTTTCTTCGGTGCCTTTCACGTTTACTTATGGAACGCAGGCGAATGCCTCGCAGGTGCAAGCCGACTTCCAATCTATCGTGAACAACGGAAACGCTGTCGCCAATGCCATTCAGGCGCAGATCGCGGGAGTCACACCGCCTCCATCCGGCGTCGAGATGTATTTCAATCTATCGTCTTGCCCGTCTGGCTGGGACCAGCTTTTTTATGGCACGGGTGTGTTTCTTCGAGGTTACGACGCCGGACGCGGGCTTGATACGACAGGCACGCCTATAAGCGGTGATGAGTCTGCGGCATTACAAGATCATACGCATACAACCGGTGCGACAATCACCGCGACGAGCACCATAGGAGCACAGTTTTATGCGGGCGGCGGATCGGTTCATCGCGGATATATTACACAATCCACGACGAGCAACCCAGTGACAGGATCGGTCAGCGGGGCAAACATCGGCTCGACAGTTCTTCCTAAAACAGTATATCTTATACATTGCTATAAAACATGAGAAACCCATGCCTTCTATAAACCAAAGTTATTCAGGCACTATACTGCCAGGGTCCACGACTTTAGGCGGGGCTAATATCGGTTCGACGACCACTAATCCTTTTTCTTTCATGCCTACGCCTGGCTTGGGCGGGATCAATGCCTTTAATGTTACGACACCGACACAACAAGCTCAAACAAATCAAGGCGTTCTGAATGGGGCGCTAGGCGCCTCCTATAATCTGCAAAATCAAGGCGCGGGGGCTCTCAGCGCTTCGCAAGCTGGCGCCGGTTCTCTGTACGGACAAGCTAATAATCTAAGCCAGCTAGGTAATCAGATCAGCGGCGAGTTCAACGGCAACAGCCTCATGGCGAATAATGCACTTCAAGAGGGGTTCGATACGAACGGCTCGGCGCAGAAAGCGGCTCTCGCGGCGACACAGGATCAGGCGTCCGGCGCGCTGAATAATTCCGGGCTGGCCGGGACTCCCTATGGGGCTAGTGTGATGGCAGGGTCCGCAGGCAACTTCGAAAACAATTGGCAGACTCAACAAATCAATCGAGAGAACACCGCAGCTTCCACGGCGGAGGGACTACAAAACCAAGAACTTTCCGCGCAGAACGCGGGGGCTGGGCTCATCAACGAGGCGGGGCAGCTCGATCAATCAGCCGTGTCTGACATTCTATCCGGATATGGGCTCGACCAAGCCTCGACACAGGCGGCGGCGTCAACGCTCGCTCAAATTTTTAGCTCTTTGGGGACGAGCTCCTCGTATGGTGCCTCTACATGACTAAATTAGAAGTGTATCATCTAGATAAAGTAAAGGCGGAGAGCAAGGCTGTTGTAGAAACCCTTGAAGGGCTTTTATTCCGCGCGCAGAAGGGGGAGATCACGAATATAGGAGTTTGCTATTCCGGACCACGGCAAAAGTTCGGCACCTGTCTTTGTGTCAATCCTGACGCCTATGGGCTCTTTGTGGCGATGATACAACTCGAAAACCGTATCAAAGCTCTTGTGCATGATGAGGACGATTGATCATGGCAGATGACAATTCGCTCAATGCGTCTTTTGTAGAACTGGCGCACTCCGTCGCTCGCGTCTATGCGGCTAAACAAGGCTTGACAGGCAAGCAAAGCGGCGGGGCGACGCCAAAAGATATTGCAGCACCGCAACAGCCTCCTGCGGGGAACGGCGGATCAATGCCATCACCGGCAGGGCCGCCATCGAGTAGCACCTATGAAACAAATCAGGGACCTGGCCTGAATGGTATGCAGCCCCAGCAATATGGGCAAATGCAAGGGCAGCCCGTACAGATGGGGGCTATGCAGAACCAGCCGCCTCAGCCACAAACGGCCCCGCAGCAACAGCCTCAGGCCGCGCCTATGCAACAGCAGCAAGCCGCCTTGATGGGGAACACTCCGCAAGCACCGTCAAGCAGCGCGCCTCCGCAACAGGGACCGCAACCGGTCCAGGGAGTCCCCGGTGTTACAAAACAATATATGCCGCCCCAAGGGAACCAAGCGGGATATACGGCTTATACTAATATCGATCCGGCTACGGGCAGGCCTCGCCCGGAGTCGCAGGTCCCGGCGGGCCAGGCTGCTCCCTCTCAGCCTGGCCCGTCAGCGGGTCTATCGCCTATTCAACAAATGCAGGATCAAGTTCAGAAACTTAGCCAGCCTGTTACACAACAGGCTGTCCTAGAGCACGTTAAGTCGATGGGGCTTGATCCGAATAATCCTGCGGTTCGGGCGAACATGCCAAGTCTAATGGCTGATCTCCAGGCGTCAAATGAGAAGCGCGCCGCGACCCTTGCCAAGGTCGCCGGAGATATGCAGCGTATCGATCAGATGCAAAGCTCGATCAAGATCGCTCAGCAGCGCGCGGAAGAGTATCGTCGGAAGGCGCTGCTTGCGCCGTCAGAAAGGAATAGGGAGAAAGCCAAAGCTGCGATGGAGCTTGTCAAGCTTGCGCAGAAACAGGTCCAGGAGATCGGTAACAAAGGGGCTGCCGGGTGGTTTACTGGCGAAAGCCCTGAACACAAGGCCGCTGCCGATAATCTGAAAGACGCCGAAAGCAAATTGAAATCTTCCGAGGAAGCAGTGTTTGGCACCCCGGAGGTGGGTGCTGACAATGCGGGCTTTCAAGAACAGCTCGACGAGCTCCTCGCCACCCTCAGAGACAAAGAGTAGCCCGCTTCATCCGGGCCAGACCACGCCGCAAAAAGCCGAGGAAGCCAAACCACCATCCATATGGGAACAACTACACGGCTTTGTAACAGGTCTGACTTCTGCGAACCCGCACCCGCTGGACTATCCTAAAGCAGTCGGTGAGGCGTTCGGCAGTGGCAAGGATGAATTTCAGTCCGGCATCATGGATGTCGGCAAGGGTAAGTTTGCGACAGGGCTTGGTAAAGAAGCCGTGGGCATGCTCGGTATGGCGTTCTCGCCAATAGCCGCCGCGCTTGATGAGTTCATCGGGAAACCTGTAGCAGAATTGACCGGCAGCAAAGCGATTGGCGACCGCGTGGCTGATACGGCGGGGCTGCTCCTGCCAGGAGGCAAACGCGCCGAAGAGGTTCCAAAGTCCGAACCTCTTCGCGCCGAATCAGAACCGCTGCGCGAGGATGTCCAAGTCCCGGAACATACCACCAAGCCGCGCTCGGAGCAGCCTGAATATCAAGGTTTGCACCAGAAGACGGCTGACTATTTGCGCGAGCAGCAAGAACCGGCGGAGGAGCAGCCTGTCTCCGGTAAGGCGCAATCAGCGGGCGCAGCCGCCGCGCCGGAACCTTCCAAACCAGGCACGAACAAAGTCACGCATGAAGATGTGCTGGGTCTCGAAGCCTCCGGCGAGAACCTCCGCGCTCGCTCTGAGAACCGCAAGACAAATGCCCGCAAAGAGCTAGAGGCTATTCCAGAAGGTGAACGAGGTACTCCACAAGAGCGCGAGAGAATTTACGCGCATATGGAGGGCGACACAGGCGCCCCGCTGACGCCGCGCGAACGCGAGATCATGGAGAAGTATAACAAGCCGCTGAAAGAGAAGCAGCAAGAGTTATGGGAAGAGGTGCAGGCCCTCAAGCCGCATCTGTCCAAAGAAGTGCAGGAAGACCTTACCGAGCACAATCCTAATTATGTGTCTCGCATCGTGCAAGGGATGGCGCGCAAGTTCGACAAGGCCACAAACATGGACACCGCTGTTACAGGCGGTGGCGGTGGGCGCTCCGGTGTCCGGGTGCCGGGCAGCGCCAAAGAGCGCTCGTATTACACACTTGAATCGCCTGACGGGCAGCGCATGCTCGTGCATAAGCAAGGCGACAATCTCTATCGTGTCTTTGACAAGGATAACGAGACGCTCATCCAGCATGACAAATCTGGTAGTGATGTGCGGCCGGGGCAAACAATAAAGTATAATAATAAGGATTGGAAACTCGA